GGTGTCCCGCCACGGCACCCTGCCGACCCCGCCACCCCCCTGTGGCATGGTCGGAGTCCCACGCACATATATACTATTCCAGCCTCTCAAATAGCTGTTTTTAGACTATTTTGTCTATGCCGTTAGCCAACAATGTCTAAAAAATTTTCTATATAAATTACCAGTACTTACTGTTGACTTGTTGTTGACATTCTTTTGTCAACCCCCTAGACTCTCCATAATCGAGGAGAGTTCTGTTTGGGACTCTTCTTTTTTTTGACCTGAAGTTTGTTATCTGTATATATACAGTCTGTATATTTACTGTATACAACTTACGGAATATTATTCTCTGTAAGTTACAGGGATGCCCTGAGTGGGCATCCCACTGTATATATACAGTACGGCATATATACAGATAGATTCTGGAGGTTTGTGAATCCGCAGGTACTGCAAAAGATAAAGACGTTACCGCTGGATCAGCAGGCTGGTTTTTTGGACCTGCTGAAAGAGCTGGATCAGTCGGAACGTGTTTCCAGATGCCGTCAGGATTATGCGACGTTTGTGAAAGAGCTTTGGCCCGGTTTTATTGAGGGCAGGCATCACAAGATCATGGAAGATGCTTTTCAGCGGATCGCGGATGGAACGCTGAAGCGTTTAATCATCAACATGCCGCCGAGGCATACCAAGTCTGAATTTGCTTCGATACATTTTCCAGCTTATTACTTGGGGCGATATCCTGATCGGAAGATCATCCAGACTTCTCACACTGCTGAACTGGCCACTTCGTTTGGGCGCAAAGTTCGTAATCTGGTTGACAGCGAACAATATCAAAAAATATTTCCTGAAACGTCATTGGCGGTTGATGCCAAGGCGGCAGGGCGCTGGGACACCTCCAAGGGTGGCGTTTACTTTGCTATTGGTGTTGGCGGCAAGTTAGCTGGATATGGCGCTGATCTCCTGATTGTGGATGATCCGCATTCCGAACAGGATTACATTCAGGCCCGTCAGGGTGATGTAGGCGTGTTTGATAAGGCATATGAATGGTTTACCTCTGGCCCGAGGCAGCGTTTACAGCCGGGAGCGGCGATTGTCGTGGTCATGACTCGTTGGCACAAACGGGACATTACCGGCAGGATCGTTAAGCGAATGACCTCTGAAAAAGGGGTTGATGACTGGGAAATCATTGAATTTCCCGCTTTGATGCCAGAAACCGACAATTCGTTATGGCCGGAATACTGGCCAAAAGAAGAACTGATCGCCATTCGCAGTGAGTTACCGGTGGCGCAATGGAACGCCCAGTACCTGCAGAACCCCACGGGTGAAGAAGGGGCGCTGGTTCGGCGCGACAGTTGGCGGATGTGGGAAAAACCCGACCCACCGGAATGCGAATACGTGATCCAGTCATGGGATACCGCCTTTCTGAAGAAAGAACGCAGTGACCGTTGTGCCTGTACCACTTGGGGCGTGTTTTATCTGGAAGATGAAGAAGGTCTCAAGCGACCCAACATCATGTTACTGGATGCTCTGGCCAAGAGAATGGAGTTTCCGGAGCTTAAACGCACCGCATTCCGCATGTGGGAAGAACGTCAGCCAGATGCCTTCATTGTTGAAGCCAAGGCTTCTGGTCTGCCCCTGATACAGGAATTGCGCATGATGGGCATTCCGGTCGAGGAATATACTCCGCATCGCGGTACGGGTGACAAGTTTGCCCGCCTTAATTCGGTGGCGGATTTCTTTACCAGTGGTTTTGTCTGGTGTCCGGATACCCGCTGGGCGGAAGAGGTGCGCGAAGAGATGGCGGCTTTTCCACAGGGTGATTTCGATGATCTGGTGGATTCTTCTACACAGGCATTACTGCGGTTTCGTCGTGGCGGGTTTATCTCCTTACGTGATGATTACGAAAATCCTGATCATATTCCAATCAAGGCGGCATATTACTGAAATGGATAATTTGACAGAATTTGAACAGGTTGTTCTGGGCTGCATGGTTCTTGGACTGGATCACAGACTGAAGTTTGTACTTCAGGAAGACAGTACCGTGGCGATATACACGGGACAAAGACTTCTGACCCAGATTGAAACAGAACATTTTATTCAGCTGAAGCCACAAGAAGTTCTGGATTTGGCGGGAATTTAACGCAGGGAGCATTATCGAGGAAGATTATGAGCATTATGAAAAAAATCAGCCCCTCTTACGCTATTCTCAAGAAGAACAAGGAGGACAGCGCCCTCAAGACATTGAGGAACTTCAGCGGTATTGCCACTGCCATGCATGATTCAAAAAATGGTGGCAGTGGGTTGAAAGGTTTACTCGATCCCGGCAACATCGTTCTGGACTCAAGAGGTCCGACCGATGAAGAACGCAAGGCCAGACGTGATGCAAACCGTATGAAAAGAATGTCTGGCGCAAAATCAGGCGGAGCCACCAAGAAAATGGCCAAGGGCGGCATGACATGTCGTGGTATGGGCGCTGCTACCAAGGGTGGACGTACCAAGGGAAGCTGCTGATGAAGAACCCGATTAAGATGCTGAAAGATTCAAATGCCCGCAAGGGTAAGCAGAAAGAGATCATGGGCGAAGATTACCACCGGCAGGAGCGTATCCAGCTGAAGGGCAAGAATGCCGCCAAAGATACCATCCAGCGGGTTTCTGACTACAAGGCAGCCAAGCTCGAAAAAGCGCCCAAAATGGTTAAAAAAATGGCCAAGGGTGGAAAGACCAAAAAAACTCCTGAAATGCGTTCATCGACACGATGGGAACCAGCTTCCAACAAAATGGCTGCAGCTAATCCAGCAGGTCCGGTTGCTGACATCCTTCAGCGGGGTTACCACGCCATCCAACGAGAACGTGGCGAAGAAGTGCCTGAAGATAGTCCGTATGTCAGGGCTAAGAAGAAACCCAAGAAAATGGCCAAGGGCGGTCTGTGCCGGGGCATGGGTGCGGCCACCAAAGGTGGTGGATTCAAGGGGTCACGGTAGTGATTGAAAACAACGCCATGGCGTTACACGCTGAAGAGCCACTGGAGGTTGAAGTAACCACTCCAGTCGGTCCTACCGATGACGGTGGAGCGGTGGTTCAGTTTGGTGAAGAACAGCAGGGTGAACCAGCTTTTGGTGACAATTTTGCCGAGTTCATAGAAGAAAAAGACCTGAGTCTGTTGGCCAGCGAACTGGTACAGGATTTTGAGTCTGATCGTGACAGCCGTTCCGAGTGGGAAAAGACTTACATCAAGGGACTGGACTTACTTGGTCTGAAGTTTGAAGAACGCAATCAGCCATGGGATGGTGCCTGCGGAGTATTCCATCCTCTGCTGGCTGAATCGGTGGTGCGTTTTCAGGCGCAGACCATTCAGGAAGTGTTTCCAGCGTCAGGTCCGGCCAAGACCTCGATTGTGGGTAACAAGTCACCAGAAAAGACCAAGCAGGCCATGCGGGTACAGGAATACCTGAACTACATGACCACCAGCAAGATGAAAGAATATCGCACGGAGACCGAGAAACTGTTGTTCTCCCTGCCGCTGGCCGGATCATGCTTCCGCAAGGTCTACCACGACCAGACCTTTGGCCGTCCGTTCTCGATGTACGTTCCGGCAGAGGACTTCGTGGTTAATTACGGTACTGCTGATCTGAGTACCTGCGAACGCGCTACCCATCTCATGAAGAAAACACCCAACTGGGTGCGCAAACGTCAGGTCGCCGGTTTTTATCGGGACATTGATCTTCCGGATACCAAGCCGGAACTGACCGAAATTGACAGAAAGTACAACGAACTGAAGGGTGAGTCCGCCGATCATGATCTGGATGACCGGCACATCCTGCTGGAAATGCAGGTTGATCTCGACCTGATCGGGTTTGAAGATGGGACGGGCATTGCCCTGCCTTACGTAGTGACGGTCGAGAAAGGTTCGCGGGAAATCCTGTCAATCTATCGTAACTGGAAAGAAGATGACCCGTTGCGTGAAAAGCGTGACCATGTGGTTCATTACCAGTATCTGCCGGGGCTGGGGTTTTATGGTTTTGGGTTGACCCACATGATTGGCGGGCTGTCCAAGAGTGCCACCTCGCTGTTGCGCCAACTGGTTGATTCCGGCACTTTGGCCAACCTGCCCGGAGGACTCAAGTCTCGTGGCTTGAGAATCAAGGGTGACGATACCCCGATTGCCCCCGGAGAGTTCCGTGACGTGGATGTCCCGAGTGGCGCAATCCGCGATAACATCACGTTCTTACCCTATAAAGAACCATCATCAGTCCTGTACCAGTTACTGGGTGATCTGGTCAGCGAAGGTCGCAGATTTGCTTCAGCTGCTGATCTGAAAGCTGCTGACATGAATGCCGAAGCACCGGTTGGCACCACCCTTGCGATCCTTGAACGGGAAATGAAGGTGATCAGTGCGATACAGGCCCGCATCCATCATGCGATGGGTCAGGAACTGGTTATTCTGACAGCTATTATCCGTGAGCAGGGGCCGCAGGAATATCCTTATGAGGTAGATGGCGAGTACACCATCACCGATGATTTCGATGCCCGTATCGATGTGATACCGGTCAGTGATCCCAATGCCGGGACCATGGCGCAACGCATCATGCAGTATCAGGCCGCACTGCAACTGGCAGCGTCCAAGCCTGAAATGTACGACCTGCCATTCCTGCACCGGCAGATGCTGGAGGTGCTGGGGATTGGCGATGCCGACAAGATCGTGCCGATGTCTGAGGACATGCTGCCGCAAGACCCTATCACCGAGACCCAGAGCCTGCTGACCGGTAAACCGATCCGGGCATTCCTGTATCAGGATCACGAGGCACACATTCAGGCACACTTGGCTGCTGCAGAACACCCACAACTGTTGGCGCTGATGGAGAAGAACCCGAACGCCAAACAGGTTGCCGCCTCCGCTGCAGCACATCTGGCCGAACATCTGGCGATGGCTTACCGGTATAAGATTGAGCAGGAACTGGGTGTGGAAATGCCCGATCCGGATATGCCATTACCGGAAGACATCGAAATACGCCTGTCACGTCTGGTAGCCCCTGCTGCAGCCCAGCTTACCGGCAAGGCCGCACAGCAGGCGCAAGCTGAAGAGAATGCCAAGAAACAGGAAGACCCGATTATCCAGCAAGCCAAGCGTGAACTGGACATCAAGCAGGAAGCGCAGGACTCCAAGGAAATGACGGCGATGGAAAAGATCAAGGCCGACTTGCAGAAGGCTTCCGACAAGATGAAGCTGGATCGCGAACGGCTGGACTTGGAATGGGAGAAGCTCGAAGAGGCCAAGCGCAAGGCGCGTAAAGTCGAGGCACTGAGCGAAGACAAGCTGGATTTGGAAGAAGAGAAGATGCATGCCTCTGCTGAGACCGCCGGACTTCAATCTGGAGCAAATCTTGCCAGCGCCATCATCTCCAGTAAAAACAAGGATAAAAGTAAGTGAGCGGAAGCTACGAGAACGTGCTGGACACCCTGAAAGGGATGATCCGGCAGATCATGAACGACCGATCTGACCACATGTTGGGAGACGGTTGTGAGAGTTTTTCCGAATATAGGCACCAGACCGGTGTAATTGAAGGTCTGGCAATTGCTGAAAGAGAGCTTCTTGACCTGAAAGAGAGGATTGAGAATGCTTGAGGAGATATCCAGTGTTCATTGAATTTCTGACCTCCAAGTTTTTCTTCATCGTGCCCATGCTGGTCGGTGCTTTCACCTTTTTCATCATCATACGCTGGGTATCGCTGGGGACGGGCATCACACGCTCAGAGGCAAGAGAGGAAATCAAAAATGGCAACCAAGCGATGGCGATCTATTTCAGGGGCCGGATTATTGGCGTTGCTATTGTCGTTGCCGGGTGTGTGCTTGCAGGCGCAAGCGTCTAATGACCAGTACGATGAGTGGTTTCAGGAATACAGCCTGCGTTATCTTTACGGGCTGGTTCCTGATGATGACTGGCGCTGGCTGAAAGCGCAGTGTTATCAGGAATCGAGGCTTAAACCGGAAGCAGTCTCCCCCGCTGGTGCGGTGGGTTTGTGTCAACTGATGAAAGGGGCGGCACAGGATGCTGGTTTGTCTCCACATGAACGTACCGACCCAAAGAAAAACATCAAGGCCGGGGCATATATCCTGCGGCGCAACATCAGGACATGGTGGCCCCGCGATACGCGCTTCCTGCGTCTTCAGCTCGGTTGGGCTGGGTACAATGCCGGGGCCGGAAACATCATCAAGGCACAGAGTATTTGTGGGGGCATGCTGTGGCGGTTCATCGCGCCCTGCCTGCACAAGGTCACCGGACTGAATAACAGTCACGAAACGATCAGCTACGTGGCGTTCATCCCCGGCTGGTACAGAGGAATGGCGCAATGAGCATCTTCACCGGATTGTTTGCCCGGATAACCGGATCAGCCATTGGTGGCTGGTTCAGCACCAATCTCCTATGGATCGCACTGTCGGCCTTTCTGGCACTGGGCTTACTGACCGGATACTACAAATACACCTCGGTGCGTAATGCCGGACGGGCTGATCTCGCTGAAGAACAGTACAACAACCTGCGCCGGGATTTTGATGGTCTGCTCATCTCGGTCGATATCAATGAAGCGGCATTGCAGGTTTGCCGGGTTGCCAATGCCGCTAACGCTGCTGCACTGGAACATCAGAAACAGCTGGCACAGGACGCACTGACCACGATCAAGTTGTTACAGGCCGAATCGGTGCATACCGTGGAAACCATCCACGATGACGGAGAAAAACTGCGTGGACAGGATACCGAATGCCGGACTGTGGATGCTCCTCTTCCTGACTTTTTTATTGTTGGGCTGTGGGAGTAATCCTCCCAAGATCGTCACAGTCCACGACACGGTCGAGATATACCGGGATGTGTACATCACACCACCAGAGGAATTGCTGCGCTCTGTGACCGTTGTGCGGCTTTCCAAGCCGATAACCACCATTGATTTAAAAGTCGGCTTCTTGGAACAGAGGGAAGCAGCGAAACTGTGTAACAGTCAATTGTCTGAGATCAAAAATCTGGGAGATGCACCATGAGTTATGACTACACTGAATACCTCGCTAATTTCAAAAAGGGTTACATTGCCAATATGGATGCTAATGGCTTTTTGGTCAAGTATCGTCAAGCCATTTATGATGAAGTAGAAGACTATCTGGAAGCCAACCAACCCCTGCCCAGAAGCATCTTTGATGCTCTGCCGAAATCAGAACGGCGCAAGATGGGGCGGACAATATGGCACGCTGGATGGCAGTCAGGTAGTGATGCCGCCAAATCTATTCGCGCAATCAAGCGTAAGTACAATGCTCTGGCACTTGCTGATGCCGAGGCTGAACGCAAAGCAGCAGGCTGGACGGGGCACCGGCACATGACCGCACCCACGGGTCAAAAGATTAACCGTAACGGGATGACAATGGGCCAGTATGCTGGAGCCAATGACTATGAAGGCGGTAGTACCCGTACCGATCCTTTTAGCAAAGAAGAGGTTCACAACCTGTTGTTGGGACTTGATGTTCGTATGACGGAACTTGTCGAGCAGATTGAAGACCTTAATGAAGACCTGACTGGTCGGATCGAAGTATTGGAAACAAAGTAAAGCCCGACCATGTCTCAGACTTCATTAGATTTCTTCACCTCCGCCGCACAGGCCGCGCCCGGTACGGCGGTATGGGCAAACCAGACAGATGGAGACACCGTTGCGCTGGGTGACGTATTGGTTAACAACAATGCGATCACGGTTTCTACGCCTGCCAGTTCTTCTTCCCAGACGGTCACCCTGACGGGTCCAAAGGCTGGTGCGGAATTGCCGCTGGCAGCCCCCGGCCTGACCATCACCAACATATACTTGGAAGCGTATCCGTGGATCGCGGCGCTCGGAACAAAGCCCCTTTATTTCTCCATTCAGGGAGGCGCGGCAGTGGCCATGTCAATAAACAGTAAAGCACAGGTCCAGTATCTGTCCGGAAACCCCGCTTACTGGGGGATTACCAATGTCCAAGCCCTGAGTTTTGCATCCGGCGGAACGGCGACCATGCAAGACGTAAACCCTGATACAAGTGGTCGTATTGTCGGTTGCGCGTATGTAAAGATACGTTTTGACTACCGGGCATCAACCCCGATGCCGGGGCTGTTTTAAGAGAATCAAATGAAGTGGGCTGATATTCCCCTCGCCGCCAAGATGGCCGTAACCTCCGTAGCGGTCATTGTTGGCATAATGGGATATCTGACGACCTACCAGACCGATGCTGAAGCCCAGCAGTACCAGAAGCAGCATGGGGAACAACTGTCCCTGTCGCGGGTTCAGCAGCTTGAAGTAATTATCGAACAATACCGTTACCAGTTATTATCTGCTGACTTGTCAGCAGCACAGCGTGAGTGGATCGTTGATGAAATAAATCGACTGAATAAACAGATTGCCTGCATCCGCGCAGGCACCTGCTAATAGCAAGCGAACACCGGACGCTTTTCCGGTTGCAGAGGTAATGATGGCAAAAGTAGAAAAACTACCTGCCGAAGAGGCGCAAGCAGCTTCGCAGCTTCCTGTACCCACAGGGTACAAGTTATTGGTTGCACTTCCGGACCCCGAGGAAAAAACCAAGGGCGGGATCATCAAGTCGGTTGACACACTATACCGCGAAGAGATTGGTTCGCTATGTGGTTTTGTACTTGCCATGGGGCCGGATGCATACACTGGGGACCGTTTTCCGAATGGCCCTTATTGCAAGATCGGAGATTGGGTTTTGATGCGAGCCTATTCGGGTACGCGGTTCAAAATCCATGGCAAAGAATTTCGATTGATTAACGATGAGTCAGTCGAAGCCGTAGTTGATGATCCGAGAGGAATCGTAAAGATATGACTACTCCAGAAGAAAATGTAACAACCTCACCCGAAGATCGATTTTTTGGCGTGAAGCACACGATTGGTGACGAGCCGAAAAAGACCGCACCCGTCGCAGATGACGTGGAAGTCGAAGAAGATATCGAATCCACCAAGGTAACCGTCAAGCCCGAAGCCAAGCCAAAGGCTTACGATGATGACGATGACGAACTTTCCAGCTACAGCGAGAAGGTTCAGAAACGTATCAACAAGATGACCTACCAATACAATGCTGAAAAGCGCAGAGCGGATGCTGCCGAGAAGGTTCGTGAAGAAGCTCTCAAGGTGGCGCAAAATCTTCACCAGCGTACCCAGCAGTATGAGGATGTCATCAACAAGGGTGAAGCTCACTTGGTGGCCCAGTTCAAGGGTCGTGCCCAACTGGCCGTGCAGCAAGCTCAGTCAGCGTACAGGAACGCTTACGAAAGCGGTGATACTGACGGAGTCATCAAGGCGCAGTCAGACCTGATTACAGCGCAGGCTGAGTGGCGTGAAGCGAACAATTACGAGGGTAATTACAACCAGCGTTCGCAACAGTACCAGAATCAGCGGCAATGGGCTGCGCAACAACGACTGGCACAGACAGCAGCGAGGCCGAGCGTCCCTCCGCCAAGCTATGAGGCTTCAGCGTGGGCGGAAGAGAACAAATGGTTTGGTGATCCCAAGCACAAGGACATGACTGCCTTGGCTTACGGGGTTCATGAAACCCTGATACGGGAGAAGGGTTTATCCCCTGACAGTCCCGAATACTTTCAGGAAATCGACCGCTCGATGCGGACCCGCTTTCCCGAATACTTTGAGGGAAGTAAAACTACCTCAAGACCAAACACGGTGGTTGCCTCCGGTGAACGGAATAATGGCAGTAAGCCGCGCAAATTCAAGTTGACTTCGTCCCAAGTCCATATCGCGAAGAGATTGGGATTGACCAACGAACAGTACGCCAGACAATGCATAAAAGAAGGAATGTGATATGTCAGAGCAGCGCAAATCTCGGGATTTAGACTCCCGCAAAGCCTCGGAACGTCCGAGCGATAAATGGGTTCCGCCGTCAATTTTGCCGGAACCGAACCCGATTGAAGGCTATGTTTTCCGCTGGATTCGTACCAGCGCACTCGGTCACGCCGACAACACCAATGTGTCCCAGAAGTTTCGTGAAGGCTGGGAGCCGGTGAAGGCGGAAGACCATCCCGAACTGCAAGTCATGTCCGATATCCACTCCCAGTTTAAGGGTAATGTTGAAATCGGCGGTCTGCTGTTGTGTAAAGCACCGGTAGAAATTATGGCTCAGCGGGAAGAACACTATCAAGGCGTAGCCAAGCAGCAACTGGAATCAGTTGACCAGAACCTCATGCGGGAGAACGATGCCCGTATGCCACTGTTCCATGAGCGAAAATCAACACGAAGTAACTTTGGTAAAGGTTAATCCCTGAACAGGGAGTAGCCTTTCTTTTAAACACAAAATGGAGACATTAACATGTCATCAGTAGCTACTCCCTTCGGTGCAAGGCCCGTGGGCACGATGAGTGCCAGCGGTTCTTTTACCGGGAAAGTGAACCATATGCCGATTGCAACGACTTACGGGACTGCCATTTTCTTTGGCGATTTCGTTAAGCTGGCTGTAGACGGTACGATACAAAAGGATATGGGAACAGCAACTCTCGGCCTTTCTCTTATCGGTATTTTCATGGGTTGTGCTTTCACAGACCCGACTTCCGGTCAGAAAACCTTCAGTCAGTATTGGCCAGCAGCAAATGCTGCCACCGATGCTGTTGCCTACGTTATGGACGATCCGTTTGTGGTCTTCCAGATGCAGGCTACTGGGGCGATGACCCAAGCATGGTTGCATGGCAACGCAGCGGTTACCCAGACAGCAGGAACGACTGCTCTTGGGATCAGCAGAAATGCGTTGACTCAAAGCAGCACAACTGCGACTCAGACTCTGCCTATCCGGATCGTCGGCTTTGTTGACGGCCCTGACAGCGCAGTTGGCGATGACTATACCGATGTACTTTGTCGGTTCAATGGTTATCACCTGAATCTTTCCTACTTCATAGATGCCAGCGGTAATGAAAATTACGGCCTTGGCCTCGCAACGTCATAAGGAGGCTTGGCAATGGCTATTTCACGCGCTCAAATGCTGAAAGAACTGCTTCCCGGCCTGAATGCCTTATTTGGTCTGGAATACAAGAAGTACGAAGATGAACACACGATGATTTATGAAACTGAATCGTCCGAGCGTTCCTTCGAGGAAGAAGTGAAGCTGTCCGGCTTCGGTGCGGCACCGGTCAAAAATGAAGGCTCTGCCATCAGTTATGACACCGCGCAGGAATCGTACACTGCACGTTACAATCATGAGACTATCGCCATGGGCTTCAGCATCACTGAA